TTGATAGGACGTGGTCTTGTTCCAGTAAATAGTGGATTTACTTATGATATGAGTGGTAATGAAGAAACACGAATTCAGTTAAAATATACAACACAATCGCAATCTTTATTACAACATAATTACATATGTTATTTAAAAGAGTTAAGAATTTCATCAAAAGGAAAAATGGTTGTAGAGTAAATTAAAATTAATTAATTATTTTTTAAAAAAATATATTATCTTATTATATATAATAATATGGTAAAAGTAGTAGGAATCCAAAAGGCAAGATTGTTCCCAATCAACAGCAGAAGTACATACTCATTTAAAAATGGTAATCCAACCATTAATTTTGAAGTCGCACCTGATCCAACAAGATTACTTGATGTTAATAGTTTAAGAATGAACTTTGTTTTAAATTTATTAGATGATGCCACAACAAGAAACGCACAAAATCCAGCAAGAGTGGATAACCAAAATACCACCGCTGGCGCTGGTGCTCGTGCTTGTCTTATAGATGAGCGTGTAGGTGCGAATACCGTTATAGATGTATTACGATTATCAAATTTTAAAAATGAAGTTATTGAGGAAATTCGTAATTATAGTAGATTACTCGCAAGTTCAATGCCAGCACTTACCTCATTTGAGGCATATAAAAATTGGAATTCAAATAAAAATTTAGCGTTTGGTAAATCAACCACCGAAGGTTTGGCAGTAAATGGACCAATGGCTTGTAGTATAGCATTAAGGGCGGGAATTTTAAATGCTGGCGCTCCTATTTCAACTAACGATTTGGATGGTTTAAAAATTTCTTTACAATTAGCACCAGATAATTTTGTTCTTTATGGAGCAAATGCCAGTGATTGTCATTATGAAATTAGTAAGGTGTCTTTGACCTATAACTGGATACTATTGGATAGTCCTGATCCAGTCAGTAGTGAAACACTTCAATACCCTTCGTATTCGTCATTCATTAACATCGTTCAAAGTAGCGATGACCAGCAATCGTTAATGATGAATTTATCCAGTGTAAGGGCAGCATTTACAAACTTTGTAAAAACTTCGCATTTGAATAACTTCACACATAATAGTTTAGAAACTAATAGATTACAAAATGCGGCAAATGCTAATCAAGATATTAAAACTTATACCCATATGAGAAATAATGTTAAATTCCCTAAAAAATATGATGTCCGTGAAAATATTGTTGTCACTAATGGCGCTTATGAAGCACATTTAGCACGAGAATATTTAGATTGTTTCAAACAATTTAGAACATTGTCCTCATCTTTACAAAGTCCAGAAACACAAGGTTTTAAAACCACTAATACATTGGACGAACCAGATACAAGATATGTAGGCGGTATAGGAAATAATTATGATATGTTGGGTGTTGGTATGGGTGCGAACTTTAAGGATAATATGTATGCCCTTCGTATTCAAAGTGAATTAAGTGATTCAACCAGTAATACAGCATTTACTTATAGTTTATCAAATCAAGGTTTAGCAGTAAGAAAACAAAATGTCCAACCAGTAATGTAAATTAATTAATTAATTTTTTTTTAAAAAAATATATTATCTTATTATATATAATAATATGGAACAACAAGACGAAGTAAAAGGATTACTCCAAGTCAATTCTAAAAAATCAACTGGTTCAGTTCGTATTGAAAGTGATGTATTAGAACCGCAACAATCAAGTCAAAATTATGCCACATTTAATATTAGGCGTGCTGGTATTTTATCAAATGATTCAAGGTTGGTATTACCATTGCTTGCCTCAAATGCTACAACACGATTGACAATGTTTGGTGGCGCTTATGCCGTAATTAAAAATGCCACTTTGAGAACAAGTAATGGTGTCGTCATTGCCCAGACCACCGATTGTAATTATTTAGCAAGTATTAAGAACCATTACCAATCACAAGAAAGTAGAGATAAAGTAGGAAGATACAAAAATGGAACTTACAATGTTTATGAATATATGGCAAGTTCATCTGGAACAGATTTTACTGGTAAATATGGTATTAAAAATATGAGTGTGGCAGGAGCAAATAGAGACCAACACGCCAGAGATAAATTAGGACAATCCGCAAGTAATCGTGTAGAATATGTCATATCATTAAGAGAACTTTTTCCAGAATTGTTTCCTTTTTCCTTGCCATTGTTTTGTTTAGAAGGACAAGTCCAATTATTTTTAGAATTTAGTGATAATGGACAAACTGGCGAAAGAGCAGTTTCAAGTGATGGTAATAATGCTAATATAGGAGACGTGACGATTGACCTAACAAACCTTAAATTCATATCTGACCATATATTTATGGGACAACAACAAATGGATAGATTATTGGCAATGACAAGAACATCTAATGGTTTGGTCGTTCCATATGGAGATTATAATGAAATTGTATTTACTCATATGAGTCCAGCAAATCCAGCGGCAAATCAAAAAACCGACAAACGATTTAATTCCTCTATTGGTATGGCAGGATTAAGAGTAAAACACATATTGATCCATAACCAAGAAGTCACGGGAGATGATAAACCAGATGGAGGTCAAAAAATAGGTGGTAAATATTGTAGTATCGCAGACAGAGCGGGGGTAGATGGTCAAGCATTACAAATTCAAATTAATAACCAAAATTATTACACCCAAGATTTACCAAGTCAAGAATTCTTTAAAGAATTAGAAGATGTATTCGGTGTAGCACCATCCATTCCTTATCCAGTATATACCTCAATTGGAGGTGTAAGTGATGGAACTTTTGGAGATGGTACAGCAAAATACACTATTTTACCAAGAATTTTACTGGCAGATGATAATTGTTATTCAACAAATATGAGAGATTTATTGGGTCAAGCAAATATTTTAGGTGTTAATTTCTGTAATCCATTAAATAGAGCAAATACTGGTGCTAATGGTGTTCAAGTAGGAAATGCGCCAGTCCAATTAACTTACCAAAGAAGTTATACAAATGGTGCGGCAATCAATATTAAACAAAGGGTTTTTGTATGCGTTGAGCGTCTTATGTCCATTAAGAATGGAGTTGTTCAAAATAATTATAGTTAAATATTATAGATAAAATGAGAATTCCAAGAACAACAAATTGGATTATTCATATACTCAAAATCATTCTTAAAAAGAAACTTTTACTTTTTTTATTATAAAATTTAGAAAATTTCCTTTTTAGAATAAAACATTTCCCTAAATCTTATATATATATTTATTATATGTCTTATATATATAAGATATGAATGGAACACAAACTTTTATATTGGAATGTGGTAGAATTAATAGTGTTGGTGTAAGTGGTGGTGGTGAGGACTTTGATAACAAGAGTTCCTGGACTAACCAAACAGCACCTATTCTTTTAAAACAAGGAGATAATGTATCATTACAAAATGTATTAATAAATGTAGGTGGAGCAGATACAAATAGTATCCAATTTCAAGGTGTAGGGACGACACCGACAAACTCTATACAAGATAATTTTACACTTATGAAAGTAGGTTTTTACATAAACCATAATGGAATTTATACCAGTGCCTTACCATTGAGATATACAAATCAAGCGGGAGGATTGGATGGACATTTAGATATTGATACAGATATAGAAAAAGGAGACCCAAATAACCAAAGAACAAATAATGAATTAGGTTCATATTCAAATTTTAATTATTTTGAAGATACAAATAATGGAAACCCAATAACGCCAACGAATAATAGAATATCAAGAATAGATAAAATAGAAAGTTTGAATCCATTTAATCCAATGAATAGTGGTAAATTTGCTATAATTAATCAAGAATATGGAGGGTGGATGCGTCCTAATAATGATAGTGGTAATCTTGAAAATCAAGTAAATGGTATAAAATTATTGGAACAAGATATACCTATTTTATTACCACAAGGGTTCGTAAGTCCCACTGGTATAGCAGATTTAGTCACGAATATAATGAGTTATACCTCCACCGATGTGCGTGATCCAAATGATACAATAACGGCGACATCAAATAAATTTAAAGATGATGAAATAGCACAAGCAGATAAGGTAAAATTAAAAGCGTATGCTGTAAATGGATATACATATAAAACGATAAAATGTAATCTATTAGGTGATAATCATAAAATTTATAGTGGTGGAATGGCAGTTGATGAACCTTATCAATGGTTATATGGGACACTTATTTTAAGTAATACCGCCACGGATAATATGAGATTAAATAAAAGATATTTTAATCAAACCAATTACCCAGATGATGCCAGAGTGGATTATCCAGTGTTAGTATGGCAGAGGTTTATAGGTGATAATACAACTGATTTTGATTTAGGATTAGAAGGACGAACTGGACAATATTCAAATTACTCACCAGCATTAAGTGAAATAGATACATCAAAGGGAACAGATATTATTGGTGTAAGTGGTATGACCAGTAATTTTATTGGATTTAATGACTTTTACACTTTAATCGCACCAGATAATACTGGTTTTTATCTTGCTCAATCATCCAGTACATCATATAAATTAATAAGAAATGATGTAATTGGGACTGGTCTCGCTAAATTTGGTTTATTTGTAGATAATGACAACCCACTTGCCACACAATTATTAGCGTATCGTAGATTTAATTCATTTAATGGAACATTTACAGCAGACGAACATCAAATATTTAAAACAACCGATTTAGGACAACCAAATATTGGTAATTCAAATCCATATCAATTTAGTGGAGCGCAAATGGGACAAGCAAGTGAAAATTGGTTTGCTTATACAAATGTATCAAATAGAATAATTTTTATGGGAATTGCTGATGGAGGGTTAGGATTTAATGGATATGTGTATATTAATAATTTATTAACAGATGATAGTAGTGGTATTTTAGAAGGTGGAGAATATAAAATATCATTTACTTTAACATTACAAGCGGGGTATGACTGGGCAAATACAAGAATATTTGTTGGTGGGAATGGATCAATTGGATTTCCTGACCAGTCATTTAATAGTGATGGACCAAAAGAAATAGAATGGACAGCAACCGCAGATTTCCTTGGACCAAGTGCCATTTATTTTGGTGTGTATTATTCAAATACTGGTGCGGTTGTGATGGTAAGTGATATTTCAATTTTAAGAGAAAATTTAAACCAAGATGATAATTATAATGTGGCGAATGTATGGACAAATAATACAACAAACAAAGAGGATAACAAATTATATTCTATTTCAAAAAGTAGTGGTTTAAGTAATTTAGAATGTGTAGTCACTGGTAATACAGCGTACCAACCACCAACATATGTGGGTGTAGATTATAATAGAACATATAAAGTAATCGCCAGAGGTTTAGTATTAGGGTTTAGTGGTGGTAATTTTACTTGTTTTAATATTTTAAATGGACACGACCCTAATGTAGCATTATTATATAATGATGATGACCCAAATTATACATATTGGATGTATCAAGGTTATTCTAATCCGGGTATGTGGGTTTCATATAGATTATCTAAATATCAAGGTGGAATACCAGAAAATGGCACAATTTTAGGTTCTTTACAATCATCGGCAAGTGTTATGAAATTCCCAGCAAGAGCAGGCCAGCAATACTTTGACTTTTCTGTTAGTAATTTATGGGAAAATAGAACAACACCTATTTATGATTATTCAAGTGGTAATGATTTTACTAATGTCACGCCTGGCGGTTATTCTTCATTAAGGTTTTTTGATACACCTGGAACAAGCACTAATCCAAGTATAGGTTATTATGATGGATATTGGGCAAATCCATTAAATTTACCACAACGAGTATATTACAGATATAATCCACAAGGAGATAATACAAAAATCAGTGGAACGGCATATTATACAAGCGACCCAGCGCCATATCAACGGCAATGGTCTTTTGATATAAATACTGGAACAAATGGCACATTCACACAAGTATTTACAGATGGATCAACTGCCACATATATTCCCAGTGGAGCATTATCCGTTTCATATCCTCAATTATCAATTACTTCACATATAGCACAAACATTACCAACCGTGGATACTGGTGGCGTGGCTGGTGTGGTCCAATATTTTGCCTCTTTTCCAATTAATGTATCGTATGGACCAAATCCTTTAACTTTATATTTAGGAGCAAATGATAATGGAAGTGGAAATGATACAGATAAAGAAGGACAAAGAGGAAGGTTAGTATGGGATGATGGGGGAGTTTGGAATGCGACATCGTGGGACTGGAACAATGGAGACCATATTGATTTAAATATAGATGGAGGGTTGGAAATTTATTATTT